CAAACAAACTATGGCTAATTGGTGTGAAGAACACCCTGAGTTTTTAGAAGCCGTAAAAAAAGCAGTTGATTATTCTCAAGGATGGTGGGAGAAACAAGGCAGAAGGGCAACATTCAATTCTGAAGGCTTTAACTCAACTTCATACATCTTTAACATGAAGAATCGATTCAAAGAAGATTGGAGCGATACTAGCAATAACAACATCACATTAAGCGAATCGTTAATTATAAACCGAACAGCCCCAAAAGATGATAACGCCTGAAGAACTTAAAGAACTTGGCTTTCTTCACGAATCAATTACCGATACTTGGGTTAAGAATGGAGTTTGGATTTGCTTAGAAGATGGAAAGGTTACTGAAATTTCAAGCGGTGAAAGCAAATGGTTAGAGATTCTTCCAGTTGACAATATCGGCTTGCTAAATGTGATTATTTACGTTTTATTTGATAGGGCATGAGTTTCACATTAACAGAACGCCAATCAAAAGCCTATGATTTAGCCCTATCCGGAGAGAAGCGAGTAATCGTATTCGGTGGGGCTATACGATTTTAGCCCCTTGCTGGTAACGGTGAGGGGCGAGATTACGAGGCGGTAAAACTTGGTGGCTTTTAATAACTCTTTCGGCTTTAGCTTTAACTTATCCTAAATCTAGGTGGGTTGTTATTCGAAAGAGCCTACCTGATTTAAAGCGTACAACCTTTCCATCATTTCAATCAATCCTACATGATGGGCTTGATAAATACATTTCAAAAGTTAATCACGAAACAAACGTATACACATTCATCAATGGTAGTGAGTTAATCTTCATGGCCGAATCCTTCGATGATGATAAGGACTTGAACAGATTCAAAGGGCTAGAGATTAACGGGGCTGGATTAGATGAAATGAATGAACTGCAAGAACAAACATTCTACAAGGTCCAGGAGCGTATCGGTTCATGGAACAAGGCAAAAGGAAAACCACCGATAGTTTGTTTAGGCACTTGCAACCCTGCTAATAATTGGGTTAAGACTATAATCTATAACCCATACAGAGAAGAAAGATTGCCTGAACGATGGGAGTATATTGCTTCAAGAATAACGGACAATCCACACATATCACATGAGTATCTTGAGAGTTTGAAGGAACTACCACCGATTCAGTATGCTCGATTCGTGGAAGGCGATTGGGATATAATGGAATTGGTACAGAATGCTTTCCTTTATGATTGGGATGATGATAAACACATTGATGATTCGATAGTTCACAATCCAAACATTCCAACTTATATCTCAGTCGATTTCAACATCAATCCTTTGTGTGCTTTAGTCATTCAATACGACAAAGGGCAAACAAATATTCTTGACGAGATAAAAGTTTCGCCTGGTTCGGTTGATGCTTTTTGCGACCATGTAGAGGCGTTAAAAATTCCAACGGGGCTAATCCGTATTTGTGGTGATGCGATGGGTAAGAATGGGAGTTATCAGCAGCGTGATAATAGTTCGGCTTATACGCAAATCAAAAGACGATTGAAGTTAGCAGATTCTCAATTCTTGATTCCAGCCAATCCAACGCATGAGAATAGCCGTATTGATTGCAATGCAGCACTTAGAAAGCTGAGTATAAAAGTCAATTCAAAGAAATGCAAAGGCCTTATACTTGATGCTAAACAAGTTCAATGTGATGCTGATGGTAGGATAATAAAGCAAAACAGAAAAAACTTAACAGAGAGAGCGGATTTCCTTGATGATTTCCGTTACTTTGTAAATGCAATCCTAAAGCGACATTTATGAGTGTTTGTACGACTTGCTTCAATGCAGGGATTTATATTGCCAGTTGTAACGATGGATTAACCTTTGGAGTAGTTGAGGTTGATACTGATTACAAAGTTTTCATTCAAAACAACGCAACACAGCGAATCAGAATATTTCCGGTTATTTCCGATGTTGATGGAATGATTGAAATTACCGATGTGTTGCTTGATCCATTACAAGGCTATACTATTTGGGTTACGTTAGACGAACCTAACTCACCAAGAGTAGCATTAACCATTGACACAATAGAATATACTTGTATTGATTTCTCAGTTGTTCAAACTGATGATAGTTCAGGCGTTATTAATCTGATTGAATGAAATTCATTTGGTACATAATCAAAGGCTGGTGGATGTATTCTTTTGGAAAGAATAAACACCTTGTCGCAAGTAGAAAGCCTATCTGCGATGCTTGTAGGTTTAAATCAAATCATAACTTTTGTAATAGTTGCGGCTGTTATTTGCCAGCAAAGCAAAGTTTAGAAGAAGCGCAATGCCCCAAAAACAAATGGTAAAACGACTATTTCACAGATTCTTCAAGAAGAACAAACCAAGCCCGTACAAACTCCAGTTCCTTTTCAATCATAAAGGGCAAGCGTATTATAAGTTTCCTAAAGAAACGAATATGCCACTTGAAAGGTTTGCCAATGTTTTGAAGTTGATGGAAATGCTTAGTTGTGGCTTATCGGGATCTGAAATGAATTCCATTCTTGAAAACATGGAACGGGCGATTTCGGCGGGTTTATCTAATCCAAAGAATGCAGGAATAGTTTCGACATACGTTAACGTAATTCGTGAGCGTCAAGATATGGTTGTTCACCGCGATTTACTTTTAAACATTGCAGCTACCTTTATCCTTCGTGATGATGAAAAGCCTGAGATAATCAACCCTGATATTCACAAAGAAAAGTTAGAAGCCTTCGAGCAAATGAGCAAGGAGGCTCCGCATGATTTTTTTTTACTTGCGGCTATCGAGCCGCTGATGCCCTTGCTAACTATGTCTCCACAAGAATTCAAGGAGCTGTGGGAGTACAACACGGTTCAAATACAGGCATTGAAAAAGGCATTAACCCTATTGGATACTCGCCTCGATTCAGGGCAAGCCAAGCGCAAGAAAGACTAAGTAAACAAGTCATGGCATTAAGTAAGGGTGATGTAAATGAATACCTTACAATTATGTCGAGTAGTATTGATGTCTTTTTACTTAAATTTGAGCAATTCGTAAAAGACAATAAGAATGGCTGATGTTCTAATTAAGTTTACCGCCGATACAGACGGGCTAAAGGCTGAAGTAAAAGCCGTAACAGAAGCCACCGATAAGATTGGCGAATCGGCGGCAAGGGCTGGTAAGGAAGCGGCTGATTCATTTAAGCAAGCAGGACAAGCGGCTGCGGCTGCATTCTCGTCTAAAGAAGTTAAGAAGTCTCTTGATGACCAAATCAAATCAGTTGATGAGTTAAAGATTGGAATCAAACAGCTTTACGATGAAGAAATTAAGCTACTGAGTGCAGGAAAGAAGAACAGCGAGGCTTATAAGAAGAATATTGAAGATGCTGCAAAGTTAAGAGTTGAACTTCAGAAACTTACTGGCGGTTTAGTCAATCAAGATAAAGCTACCGAAAAACTGATTGGCAAAAGCGTATCGCTTAAAACTCAGTTAAAGGCTTTAAAGGATGAGTTGAATAAACTCGAAACGCAAGGAAAGGAAAACTCAACTCAGTTCGCTCAGACTGCTTTAGCTGCGGCAAAGCTTGAGGATCAAATCGGTGATACTAACGAGCGCGTAAGAGTATTAGCTTCCGATACCTTCAAGTTCGATGCTGCCGTTGGAGCGGTTCAGGGATTGGCGGCTGGTTTTGCTGTTGCTCAAGGTGCTGTTGCATTGTTTGGAGCGGAAAGCAAAGATTTAGAAAAGGTTATCGCTAGAACGCAAGGTGCGATTGCTTTACTTAATGGAGTTCAGGAAGTAGCTAACTTGTTAAGTGGGCAAAGCGCGATAAAACTTGCTATACTTACAACGGCTCAAAATCTATTTAATACTTCGGTAGCTGGGGGCGGTAAAGCATTAAAGATATTTTCTTCTGCTTTAGCTGTTACTGGTTTGGGTGCTTTAGTTATCGCATTGGGATTTGTTGTTAATGCCTTAATGAAAATTGCCGAAAGTAGCGAATTGGCTCAATCTGCTTTACTTGGGCTAGAGGCCACCAACGCCCAACTTAACAAGAAGATAATTGAATCGCAAGAACAACTTGATTTAGCTAGGGGTAAGATTACTGAAAAAGAAGCGCAAAGGAATCAGATACAAAGACAACAGAAAGAAGATTTAACAAAACAGTTAATTGCTAATGACAAGGCGTTAGCGGCGGCAGAAGAAGAAATTAGTAATGCTAGAAGCCTGAAGCAACTTGCATTTACTGAAAGACAAAATCTATCTGCAGACAATTTGTTAAGATTGGCAAATGAAAGAAAAGCCAAAATTATAGCACAGGGTGAAGATAATATCGCAAAAATAAATGAGGATTATCAAAATCAATATGCAATTACTTATGTCAAGGAAAATGAGAAGGAGGTAAAGGCAGTTAAGGATAAGACAAAAAAAGTAGTTAAGGAAGAAGAAATAAAATACGCAACACTTGAGCAAGTTATTCTCTTAGGAACTAAAAGAATTGCAAGCATTGATAAACTGTATGCTGAGAATCGTTTACAGGCTAATAAAGAATCAATAGCCGCTCAAAAATCAGTTATTCAAGCTGAATTAGAACAAACTAAAGCAGCTTTGAATGTTGAGCTGATGGAACGAAAAGCAAACGGAGAAAACCAAGTTGCTTTAAATGCTGAAATTCTACTGAGAAAAGAAAAGGCTCAACTAGATTATGCTGATTCCATTAAAGCCATTGATGATGAAATATTAGCTAACGAAGAAAAGAACCAAGAAGAAAGCCAAGCAAATGTTGATAAGTGGGTAAAGTATCGAGCCGATCAAAAGAAGAAGCAATTAGATGCAGATAAGAAAGCTAATAAGGAACAGATTGATTTGATATTTGAATATGCTTCTGCAATAGCTGATGTATTCAATTCACTCAACGCTCTTAATAAACAACTAAGTGAAAACAGAATCGCTGATATTACTTTGCAAAGTCAAACCGAACTAGATGCTATTAATGCTTCATTTGATACGGAAAGACAAAAGCAGCGTGAGCGTTCAGCTTTAGAACTTAGAACAAATCGGCAAATTGCAGCGGAGAAAACTAAGCAGGCGAAACAAGATAAGGCTCTTGCATTATTCAATGCTACAATCTTTACCGCTCAACAGATTGCTAAGTATGCTGGGAATATTCCTTTAATGATTTTAGCTGCATTGGCTGGTGCTGCTCAGATTGCTATT